TGTTATACCCCTATAGCCCCCAACCCCCTACCCTATACCCTATGAACGTAGAATAGACCCCAGGTCTCCCCGAAGTCTATGTCTTGCTATAATATATAATATGTTAAGCGGCTTTCTCTATATGAGTATAGTCATTACCTTCTGCGTCTTGTTTAATATAGAAGAACGACTCTAGTTGTATATAGTGTATCCTACCTCTAGTCTTCTTACCAAACATGTCGTGCTTATAATAGTCTAAGCTATTATCTCCTATGCGTCTCACTGTTACTAAGTCTGTGAATGTATACGCTTTAGTCTTGCTATCACAATGATATCTATTCAATGTTGTGAATCCATTCTCATTTGTCTCGATCTTATACACATCCGTATTAGTGTCTGCTTCTACTTTTATACTGAAATACATTCCAGCTTCTATATTTTCTTTTATATTCATATCCGTTTATTTATTGTTTAACATTACCAATATTCTCTGCTAAGTTTTGAAGAGCTTCGTCTTCAGTCATATTAAAACGACTCATTAAAAAGTCTAATAACTCTTGCCCTACTAATTGTTTTTCATTGCTCATATCTCTTATTTTTTATTATATATAAATATAAGGCATATAATCCGTAAGTCCTAATCATTTGCCTATTATTTTTAATAAAGTTTTAAGCCTTCACAATTTGCTCCGCTACCATACTTTCGCAATCCTCAAATCCCATTGCACATATTCTGGAAGCTTTTATGAAGGATCTCAAATTAATCTCTACGCCTTGATATTTAGTCTCTAAGTCTTTCATAATTTTTAAAGCTTTTTCTTTTGCCTCCACAGGAATCTTAGTTTCCATAACATCTTTCAATTCATCTATTCTTTGGAACATTTGCTTTGTGTTCATACTAATGTCTGCTACAAAACTTCTGGATTTAATTGCGTCGTCTAATTTGCTTTGAGCTATATTAGAGATAAAGATAATTTTACCAGTAAACTCAAAGTGTCTAGGAACTGGATCACCATATGTGTCCTTCAGTGGCTTAGTACTTATATAGCTAAGCTTTCTAGTGTCATAACTATCTAGTGCTGCCTTCAATAAATTAACTGCATCCACATCTTTGAAAACACTATCACAATCATCTAATACAATTATTTTGTCTGCATTCTCATATATGGTTACAAACAATCCCGCTGCCGTAGCTCTACCTTTAAAGTGCACAAATTGCTTTGCCTCCTGTAATCCCATATCCGTTAATGTCTTCTTAACTAAATAAGTCTTACCTAATCCTGCGCCTCCTGTAATTACTAGGGAAGGCTGTATTCCTCTACCTACCATTTTAGTAAGTCTTTCTAAGTTCTTAAACATTACCTTAGGATCACGCTTTTCAACAACCGACATAAAGCTTAGCTTTTGAGGAGTATTAGGTTTGCCACTTTTCATTCTAGCAACTCTACCACTATCGCTTACTATGAGTACTTCATTATTTTTTTCAGCGTTTCTAATTTGAATGTATCTAATTAAGCTTTCAGGCGCTATACTCCCAGTAGCCGTATTCTTTGCTACTAATTTGCCATCTATCCTGGCCGGCTTATAAATGTTTGTCATATCTCTAATTTTAAATTATACTTAAATATAAGGAAAATATCCGTGCGTGTCAACCTTTTTTCAAGAAAAGTTTAAACTTTGTTTCCTATTAGAATTCTAACAAATCAATAACCATTTCACCCGTACCCAATCCATTATAAGTAATCTCATAATTTGGATCCATCCCGGAGGAAGAAACATCATTAACTAAATCATTTACCGAATCAAACTTTCTTTTAAAGTAACTACAATCTAAACTATACATATATCTATTTTTTTAATTATTAATTACTTAAATATAAGGCATATTCTGATAGGATCCTAGTCTTTTACCAGAAAAGTTTAAATATATTTTAATAATTTTCCTATGCCAGGAACTGCTTTAAGAGAATTTTCTGCTTGTCTAACTAGCTGTCTAGCTCTCTCGCCTGTAACATTTAACTCTTCAGCTATATGCTCCATATGCATTGCATAGTCTCTACCAATACCGTAAAACATTGTAATAGCCGCTTTTTGTTTAGGCTTAAGGCTACTCAATGCAATTGCCAATTGTGTCTTTAAGTCTGAGCTATCATGTGCCGGCTTTGCTTGCTCGCTTGGAAGATATCTATCTGCAAATGTCTCACTATCCTCATCATCGCCTACTTTGCTTGAAGTGGATATAGTTTTAAACTCTTTGCCTTCTGTCATTGTCTTATGCGAAGGAATCCTTACCACTCTGCTTAAGTCATTTAAACACTTTTGTAATTCAGCTCTCACATACCATACTGCAAAGCTAATAAATTTAACACCTCTCGTTGGGTCAAATCTCTTTGCTGCCTCAAACAATCCTATATTTGCAAATCCAATTAAATCTTCTAACTCAATACCCATTCCCTGATATTGCTTAGCTACTTGCACTGCAAACCTTAAATTTGACTCTACTAGTTTATTAATTGCTGCTCTATCTCCAGTTAATGCTCTTGTCGCCAAAGCCACTTCTGTATCTCTATCTAGTAATGGAGCTTTCTTAATTTCACCCATATACTTTTTGACACTTGGTGTATCCGTCACCACCGCGCCAGTCGTTACATATATCTTACCCATTTGTTAATTGTATTAATGCATTAGGACTAAATACTATATCTTTGTCTTGCTGCGGTTTAACTTTTTTCTTATTTCTCATAGCTCTTGCTACTGCACTATTAATATTAGAAGACTTTGCGGCTCTTCTAAATCCAGCGAGGACTCTATCCTGCGCTTCATAACCTTTACTCATTTTTTTACTCATATCTCTTATTTTAAATTATACTTAAATATAAGGCAAAAAAGGATAGGATCCTAATCTTTTGCCAACTTTTTTTAACTTATTTTGATTTATTTAACTCATCATAAAAATGAAATATTGAAACATATTCATTTTCTTTTACTACTTTACCGGCATTATTTGCATGCTCTGGCTTATCCTTAACTATTTTATCTATCTTCTTCATATTTCTATTTTTTAATTATACTTAAATATAAGGCAAATTATTGTAGGATCCTAATCTTTTATCAGAAAAGTTTACTAACTGCACCATAATGAATTACTCTCCCAGTTATCCTCAAATTCATGCATTAACTCTAGGTATTCATCTTTATTAATAAAACCTCTAGTTAAACCGTCCCACAAATGTAAATCATAATTATCTCTTTCTTTCATAATCTTTATTTTTTTAATCGTTGTCTATTACTGTTTCAAATTCTTTATTCGTATTAATATCTTCTAGCTGACTTAATGCTTCTTCGAGTACATCCTTCATTTCCGTCACCATACTATCTAATTCTGTAAGTCTAACACAATTGTTAATTTCATACTTATAAGTATCTAAGGATTCAATTGTTTCAACTACTTCCTTAAGTTCCGGGCAACAATCCCATCCATCTTCAAACGTTTTTATTATTCTCATATCTTATTTTTTTATTTCTTCAATTACCATTGCTACTATTATGCCTAATGTTACACATAATAAACATACTGAGACTATCTCCGTATATGTTACTTCTACTACTTTTTCTAATATATCCATATCTCTTATTTTAAATTATACTTAAATATAAGGTAAATTATTGTAGGATCCTAATTATTTACCATCTTTGTTTAAACTTTTTTACTCAAACTCTTTTCCAATAAAGGCATAGCCATTATTATGTACATATGTTAATATTTCATCATATATCTCAATACCTACCTCTTCATCGAAGGGGAAATGCTTTCCAAATATATTTAAATCCTTAGCGTATTCCAAATTAATTTTATCCTCTCCGTCCATTAAATGTATATTTGTATTACCGGCATATGTATCTAACTCAAATTTATATACATTATTATCGATATTATAATAGCCTTCCACGTATCTCTCATATCCATCATGACTTACACTACTATCAATTGTTATTTTATTTACTTTTGTCATATCCTATTTTTTAATTATTAATTACTTAAATATAAGGAAAAAAAGAACACGAGTCAACCTTTTTACCAGAAAAGTTTAAACAAAGTGCTTTGACTTACAAAGTAACCAGAAAGTAAGAAAGGGAGCAGGGATATGAAGTCTGCTCCCACTTTAGAGATATGAGTATATAATAATGCCATATACCAGGGCGATACTTTTATTACTTTCGTGATAGTGTATAATCAGATTTAATCAAAGACATGGATAATCCTATTCTTTCTGCTAGGATGTCATGTTCTTTTTGATTAACATAATCAATTTGCTTGTCGGTAAAGTAATTTAATTTACTTTTAGCCGTTTCGAGTTTCTCAACGTTATCATATTTTGCTGCGATACTTATTTGTAACGACCAATATTCTACTTTTTGCTGATAACCGTTTGTATAATTTCTTTTATAAAATGTACTAGCCTTTGTCATATCTCTTTATTTTTCTATATAATAAGAAGAAACAACCAGGAATCCAACCTTTTTCCGGAAAAACTTTACTCCGTATAACTAGGAAACCGAACTAAAAGTATATGTGTATCCAAAACTAAATCTATATCTAAAAGTATATTATCTAAAAATACACACATTGTTCTAAAAATAGCTAGCTATCTAAAAGCACATATATTGTTCTAAAAATAAACCCGGGCCTTCTCCCTATAGGAACTGTAAATAAAGAGCATACACGCACTAAAAATAAACTGGACAGCGAGGTATAGGCATTTACCATTCTCTCCATCCTTAATACACACATAATGGTCTAAAAGTAAAAGTAGTGTTTAAGTAAAATACTTTGAAATTCAAAGTGGTTTGTAATATATCCAAAACTAATAGAGACGGCCGAACAATCACACTCGGTAGTATCAAATCCACATAACAGCATGGCAGCGAGTCTCGAAGCAAATAGCCATCGATCACTGTACCAGACGTCTTAAATACAAGTTATACTTTAAAAATCGTTGTCTCACATCTTGATCCACATTACCATACAATATAGCTTGCTTACATATTTCACCACGTAACTCCAATACCCTCTTCTCCACATACAAGATATGCTTCTTTGTACGCATATACTTTTTCAGCCAATCTCTCGTTCTCTTTTTGGTCATTACAGCCTTCTGGTGTCATGGTGGTTATCCCATACTACCCATAACGCATAACCCAATATAACTGCCACAATGGTTACTGGATATATAACTATTAAAGGTATTAGCACTAGCATTATAACTATCCATGCCAATACCAATTCTTCTTTGCTTCTATTTTTCATATTGTATAGCTTTGCTTAACACTAATGGAGATCCGTCTAGATGGTCTCTCACTGAATAATGATTATCATGTTCTGTGACTATCAACTCTTTGTTCTTGTACACTTTATAGTTCTTGTACACATATTCTTTTATTGCATCTATATTTGTCATTGCCTTGCCTTTATTATTTGGTTACACTTTTCATATTCTTCTTCTGCTTCATAATGCTTTATGAGCATATCCGGATCCTCATGATCTATAGGCAAATAAAATTCTTTGCCTAATTCTTTATAATCTATTTTGCCTATCATCAACATGTAAGCGTTCTCATATGATCGATCCACATTCATTTTAATCTTCACTTTTTATGGCCATATGTTCTCCATCATCTTCTTCTTCTTCTAGGATGTATTCTATATTGAACTTGTCCAATATACTACAATATATATCCTTGCCCGATTGAGTGTATTGAATACAACCATTATGTGGAGTTGTTATTTTATACGTTATCATCTTTCAATCCGTTTTCCCATTCTTTGTATCCTGGTTGTTTGGACTGCCACTCTTTCATATCAACGGCATCAAACAAATGAAAGTCTTTTGGCACTTGTCCCGAATCTTCCAATTCTTTCAAAGTAACTGAACCATACCTGTTTCTAATCTTTTTGTTAGCTTTTTTCTTTTTGCTCATATTCTATGTTATATGTCTCGAGCCTCCTGAAAGGAGCCGAAGAGACGTACTAACGTACTATTCCTTGCCGTTCGTCGTTGAATCAACATCATATTCTTCGTCTGAAATAAAACTAGATAATATGTCTACTTGTTCTTCTAATCTAATAGAATATTCTTCTAATCTTTGTACGTCATCAAATATTTTTGAATACTCTTCTTGTAAATTAAAATATTGATCTATTATTTCAGCGTTTCTAGATTTTTGATAATTTGAATTAATTAACACTCCTACACAACATATCATTAAAATGATAGATATTATTCTATATGTTCTAAGTCTTTTCATTTATTATTCTTTACTTTTTTTGTACTAGCTTTTCTTGCCCTTAAATATAATTCGTTAATATCTAATTGATCTAATATAATTGCATCATGATAAATTGTTAAATAATCATTTCGTTTGCTCTGTGCTTCAAAATCATTTTCAAACTCATCAATCTGAAGTTTTCTTTCTGACTGATCTCTATGTATTACCCAATAACTCATAATAATCTCCTCGCTACTTCAGCTCCAAATTTTTGATTATTTGGATATTGTTTTCTTAGTTTTTTTAATTCATTATACAGATTATTATCATTAACTGGGAGTGAATCATTATCTGGTGTAATTTCGCCTTCTGAACCTATGTGTGGAGATCCATATGATTGCCATGAATTGTCTTGATACTCTTTTGATTGTCTATATTGATCCATTGTTCTTTCCTTTTTACTCATTAATTGACTCTTTAATTTTAGTATTCAAATCTCTCATTTGTGCGGCAGTCTCATAATCTTCTTTCTCTGCTGCTCTTTGTTCAATATTAGATAACATTGCTTCTGCATCGCCATTAAATACTTCCATTAGTACTCTTCTAAATTTGTCTAATGTTTCTGCTTGATTTGCATAATGGTATTCATCTTCTTTACTCATTGTCATTTGGTTTTTCAATAGTCCATATGCCTACCAGGCCTAGTCCTATTATAAATATTAATACTACGATTTCCACTTTAAGTTTTTATTCTTTTTAACTTGCTTTATCAATGCATATAATTCTACATTAAAGTTATCCCAATATGTTTTATATTTCTTCATATCTTATTTATCTAAATGGAAAACTGATACAAACTCGGCACTATATTTCTTATATATAGCTTCATTGTTTGCAAATAACTCTTTGAATTCTTTCCAATCTTCTACTTCTATTTTTTTATCTATCATATCTTTATATATAATAAGTAATTAATTTGAATAATCCAATGATTTTTAAACATTTCTGCCATTTTCATAAACATGTTTTACCGTAGGGAATCTTAAACTTATTCCACCTTCTTGATTCTTTGTTTCCTCAAAGTATTGAACGGTAATTGTTTTGCCTAATAAGTGTTCTGGATTTGCTTGGTATCGTATTCTTTGTTCTTGATTCCATCCTGAGCCAACTGCTACTCTGTAACCTTTATGTTCAATCCATACATTAGCTAACATTGGTATTACTATTTCTTTGCCTTCTCTGATGACTCTATGGCTATCAAATTCAATGTCTAACACTTCATATTCTGCGTCAAAGAACTTTTTACACTTCAATAAGTTTTTAGTTCTTTTGCCTTCGTATGGACTATTTTTTCTTAACATAACTCCTTCATGCCCTAATAGATCAGCATCTGTTATCATACTTAGTAATTGTCGTTCGTCTTCTATTAAATGATGATCTAATACACTCAATGTTTTTGTGTCTCCAAGTACTCCATCTTCTTCTGGTAATCTTTGTAGCCTTTCTGATAAATTGATATGTCCTTCTTTTGAATCAAATTCTTCAATTGACATACAATCAAATATAATATACTTTGGATTCTCTATAGTATGATCTTTTCTTTTAATTTGTTTCATGATGCCTTGAAAGTCTTCATTACCATTGTCATCCATCATACAAACTTCGCCATCTAATACAAAATCACTAGACATATTTGTTATATCAAAACTTATTTCATTTCCAATATATTTAACATCATCTAATATTTTTTGTAAGGTTGTAAACTCATTTCCTTGTCTGGAATAGGCAGTTACTGTTTTGCCTTCTTTTCGGATAATACATCTCACTCCATCTAATTTTCTAGATGCATACCATTTTTCTGTTTCAAAATCACAAAACTTAGGTTCATACTTAGTTGCTAATGCAACATCAAATGTTGGAATTAAATTTGGTATAACTTTATTGATAACTGAATCAGATGCTCTAATCTCTAAGTTTCTATCAATAATAGAAAAGATTAAATCTTCATATTGTTTATTTTCTAGAACAAATCTATTTACGTTTGCGATTGCATCATGACCGGTACAAACTCGGTTTGCTAAGTCATCTAATAAAGTGAAAATGCTACCATATGTATTTGAGTGTCCTAGTAAATCTTTATTCTTTTTACAAGTCTTACTGGTTACATAATACTTTTTATAAGGATCATATGTATAATTTAATGACGATGTAATGAACTCATTGTTCTTTATTGAATCTATAATAACTTTTTTTTCATTGAGTGATGAAGTGGATTTCATTTCATCTACAAACTTTTGTAATTTTTCTAACATGTTTAAATAGTATAATGTGATAATTTTTCTTTTAACCGGGTCATATGTTTACATGGAGCATATGGTCTGAATTCTTTTGCTTTACAGTTACAATTGGATATTCGATGATCAGTTACTGTTACATCATAATAAGATAACTTTCCGGTCTTTTTATTCCTACTACCCATTTCTCTAAACTTCCAACTACGTGCCATTATCCTAATCCAATAAATTCTTTACTCAATAACAATGACAAATCTTCTGCTACTTCTTTAGCTCTCCAATAAGCCATTACTTCTAATTCTTGAAGAACATCATTATGTACAGCATGCATTGTAAACCCACTACCATATGAAGTTACCAATACTGCTTCTTGAATATCTTTCATTATTGCATTAGCTTCATAACTCCATTCGGCATCTTGAAACTCTAATTCATCATCTGAAGATCCTATATAATATTCGTTTTCTGAATCGTGATACGCAACTAACCATTTTTTTTCTATTGAATCTACAACCTCGCTTAACACTTCGTCGTTATGATCATATATCTCTTTGCTCCAAGGCTTAGTTATTGCTATGTCGTACTTCTTAAGCTTCATCCTCTTCAATTAAACCATGTTCAACTTTAAATTCTTTTATTTCTTCTTCCGATAATTCATCTTCAAAATCTTTAATAATTTCTTCTGCGTGCTCAACAAAATATTCTAGGAACTGATCATCTAGATATATATCATCTGCTAAATAGCTATCAATATGTACCGTTATAAAGCCTCCATATGATTCAATTTCTTCCATTAATGAGCTAGCTAGCTCTGAATCATAATAAAATACGTCTTCACAAATATTAGGAGCGGTATGATCATTTGTTAGAACATATACATCATATCCATCTCTGGTTGATTCTGTATAACAATATATGTCTGCGTTATCAAAATTTTCTGTGAATGTAACATTTAAATATCTTTTTGCTAATTCTATTTGTTTTTCATCTGTCATATCTCTTATTTTTTAATTATTAATTCTAAATTATTACCATCAAACTTAATACCTACTACTTCGGTACCATCTTTTTCTACTTTTTTAATGAATTGATTTAAATCAAATGATCTAAAATGTAAACCACCTTTTGCTTCTCCATCAAATCCATCTTTCCAAAATACTTTTTCTTCAAACATATCTCTTATTTTTTCTATATAATAAGAAAACTAAATTAAATATCCAACCGTTTTAAAACTTTTTTCCATTGCCAAGCTCCAGCTCCGATGTAATAATCCTTAACATATCCTCTTTTCTTCATTTGGGATTCTACGCTAGTATTGTTTCTTTTTGCTGCCGTCATGGCATAATAACTATCTAGGCTCATCTTTTATATTTAATGTGTCGTTAATATTAATTTCTTGTGGTATTTGATGTTGTCTTTTAGGTTTTTCGTGTTTATGAAAATCAATTAACGAACCTATTATGGGTACTGCCGTAAGTAAAATCCATACTATAACAGTTTTCATATAGGTGCAATTACATCCCAGTCATCTGTATCATTATCCCAATCAGTATCAAATTTTGTTTCTGGTGAGGTGATACCGGATATTGTCTTTTCGCATTCTGAATTAAAACTTTCCATATCATATTTAGCTGTTTCAGTAATAGATCCTTTTTCTAATTCTTGTATACAACTCCAAAGATATCCAGATTCTGAATGATAATTCACATCTTCAAATGAACTGTATAACAATTTTAAATCTTTAATTGGCCAGGTAACTTCTGCCTCTATTCCTTTTTGTAACATACCATCATAGTCAAATATTCTTGACCATTTATTTCCTAATTCATAACTCATATATTTCCTTTTAATAATTTTTATTTATGATTGAAACGGTAATTTGAATCCTAATTTTTCACAACCATCTTCAAACTCAACATGCATCTTATTTATTTCATAATATTCATCCCAAGTAATAAGTTTATCTACATTAATCATTAGGTCATAATCATATTGAGATTTATTATTCCAATTTTTAGTAACTTGATTTTGTATTTTTTCTTGATTCATACCCTTTATTTTCTATATAATAAGAAAACCAAATCAAATATCCAACCTTTTTATATTAAAATCTTATAATTATTCCGTAAGAAAACATTGATAATCCTATTCCTAATGCCATTCTATCTGGAGTAACATGTTTTGCTAATCCAGGTTCAGACCAATTATTCCCACTATTATTGGTAGTCATTGATATTATACTAGCTGCAATCATTGCTCCGCCTCCTATCATACATTGAGAACTTATACTAATATTTTTACTTTCAAACCCTGATTTCTCAGGTTTGTCTTCTGCAGCATTTATTTTAAGGTCTACTGGAACTTCGTCGATAGACATTTGACCATTTATTTTATTATAACTCCCTAATAATAATGCTATTAGTATTGCTGATGTATAGATTTTCATAGATATTGTATATGTGTTTTATATTTTAATAATTGTTGTCTTTTTTCTAAATTAACTTTGCCGGTTGCTATTGCTTCATTACATAATTCCATTTGTAATTCAGCCATTCGGATTGAAACATATTTTCTATGTCTAATATATCGTCTGTGTATAAAGAATTGCTGCAGCATTATTTAGCCCACTTACTTCTTTGTACTAGTTGTGCAATTACTCCATATACACTTAAATCTTCATATGTGTCTTGTATATTTTCTCCAACTTCGTCTGGCTGACCTAATACAACTAATTGTTTTAATCTTTGAATTTTATCATTAATACGAAACCATAATCCAGTAAGTGATAATTTTATATCAGCCGCTGTTTCTAGTTGAGTACCTACAGAAATATTACCTGGTCCATAATTTCGTTGTTTTTTACAAAATGTAATATACATCTCATCTAAAATAATTTTAAATTCTTTTGTAGTTTCTGGATACAATCTTTCACAATATTCTGTTGCAGATTCTTCTGGTATGGGGTTTATTGATTTCATTTTAGTGATGGTTCTGTTCTTATTAAGTTTGGATATCCTCCAAATTTGGTTGTGTCTTGCATATATTTGCCACAATCACATAATGCTTCAACTACTTCTGCAGCACCGTTAATTATTTTAATTGTTTTCTTTGCTATTTCTCTAGTAGCATTACAATTATTACATTTATATAATGACATTTTTTCTTTTACCTTTTTTAGTAGATATATTTTGTTTTTTTAACATTAATTTTTCAACTATTATTTGTCTATAGATAGGACTTTCCATTTCGCAATAATATCTTCGTTTCATGATAATTCTAATTGAGTTTCATTAAATATATGTAACATTTTTAAATGATCTAATTCTGCTACTAATCGCACGTCTCCTGCAGTTGTTTCAAATACTGATACTATTGTTCCTGGAAATTTGTAGCCTTTTGGTTTATAAACTTTATCTCCTACTTTAAATTTGCTATTTATTTTTTTCATTTTTTATTTTTTATATTCTGTTATATCTAAATCATAGTTAGGTTTTATACCTTCATATGGATCATATCGGGTTGATTGCGTTGTAGTCTTAACTGCAATTGATTTAAATGTACGCTCTTTTAACATTTCTGGTCGATTCTCACTAACCCATTTAACGTACCATGGAGCAATTGTTTTAACATGTTCTACGGTTAAACCTATATATTTTCCTGATCTAAATTTCATATATCATATTATAGTTTCTACAATGACCGTTATCATTGTCTAATCCGTAACCAATAACCCATTCATTATTTATTTCAAAAACATTATAATGTTCATCTACAAATACATTTGGTACTAGTAAAGGAGGAGAACTTTTTCTTTTCAATAAGGTTACTATTGATATCATTGAAGGATCTTTAACCTTTAAATAGTCAATAACTGCATTGATGGTATTGCCAGTATCATATATATCATCAACTATATATACATGTTTACCTTTAATTGAAGTTTCTAAGTCTTTTGTTATTTGAACATCGCCTTGTTTCTTTTTTGAAATATATGATTTAACTCTCATAAAATCACACTCAATATCAAATGTAATATTTTTTAAGAAGTCTGAGTAAAACATAAAACATCCATTTAATAATCCAACAAATATTACTGGAGTCTTATCATCTCGATGCTTATCATTAATCTGTTTTGCTACAATTTTACTTTGTATATTAATTTCTTGTTGTGTAAATAACTGTTTCATTACTCTCCGTATAAATTAAATTTCTTTGGTTTAGTTTGTTCTATTTGTTTTTGTTCATATCTAATAGCATATAATTTACTGTCTAATGGAGCTAGTCTAAATTCTGCTTTATCTCCATGTATACTAAACCAAGCTTCTAATGCATCTGTTAAACTATTATGTACTGTATCAGCTGAGTCGTCTACTAATATCCAATTATCGCCTGGTGGTACTCTCCTGGCTATCAACTCATTAACCTCTATTTGTTCTGTCTTCATACTATATTATAATTATTCTTTTGGGAATTTCCAAACCGTTTTGCGTTTTTTTCTTTGTTTAATAAGTTTAATAACATATTCTGATAGTAAAAACATTGTTAATAATACTCCAGAACTTACCAATGTTACTAATATTAATACTACCATGTAGTTTAAAAGTGATACTTCTTCCATACTTATAATTCTATCTTTGTTGCATACTTTAATAACATTTCTGTATTATCTCTTGTATAACTTTCTTTGCGTTTACTTTTACCTTCTAGTTGCATATCACGATAAAACATTACATCATATGTTTTGCAATACTTAGCATGATTTAATGATACATGCTTATAAAATGTGCTAGATTTTATAACATAAATAGCATTTTGTGCTGGATGGTGAAATGATATTGTATCACACTTTCCTCTTTTGTTTTCACCTAATCGTTTTGCAATTGCTGTTGTCTTAGTTCCTGTAATAACTAATTTTTTATGTTCATTTTTAATACCATTTGTAAATAAATGATCATATCCATCGGCATCAACTACTTCGCCTTTACATTCAAAATGTGTTTCTAAATAGGGAAGTACTACCTGTTCTGATATTCTTCCTGCATTAACAGACATTGCTTTGCCTGACTCTAAAAACAGTCTAATCATTTCGTCTGTAATATGATTACTAACATATACTGGGAGAGTAATGACTCTTCCATCTTTTTGTTCTCTCTTTGTTACCATGGTTTATTTATTTTTTATCATTTATATTCTCAACTTTTTCATATTGAAGAATTTATTCCCAATATATTTTCATTTTCTTTTTTAAGCTTATCTCTTACTCTATCAGCTATAGGTATTGAATCTCCCATTTCATCTATCCTAACAAAGGTTATATTTGTAGCAAGTATAACATTTTGTTTGCCATTATAAACATTATGAGAACGAGCTTCTAGTTTTAAATTAATTGATGTAGCGCCAATTGACGCAACCTTACCGTATATCTTTAATAATTGTCCTTCTCTAGCTGGTTTATTGAATAGACATTTATCAATACTTTTAGTTACCATTCTTGGAGTATCACAATATTCAGATGCAAATCCAGCAGCTGCTGCATCTAACCATGCTAATAATTTACCACCAAATAGATTTCCATGGAATCCTAAATCTGATTTCTTAATTGGATGTTGAGTTATATATTTCATTGAATATATTGTGTCAAATACTGTGATACAAAGTATGCTATCTTATATCCAACAAATCCGCCAAATGCAGTAGGTATAGGGAATAAAATAAACTTAGCTAATGATGTTGTATATTTAGGCCGGTTAATAACTTTACTAATATAGAAGTAGTGTATTAAATAACCACATAGTACTGCTAGATCCATTCGTAGTGCAATGAAAGGAACTATTATTGCTCCACTAAATCCAAAAAAGAAATTTTCCCAAATAGCATAACTAATCTCTTTGGGTTTTGCTTCTTTAAATTCATTAATGATTTTTTTTGTTCTTTTCATATGGTATTATTTCTGTTATAGTATTCTTTATCTTTATTGTCATCTAATGTTGGATAATTTTCTTTTTGTTGTTTATTTCCATTATATATAATATTCCAAATAAGAAATATCAGATAAATAGAAAATAGAATAAATCCAACTCCAAAAAATAGTATATTCATTGCTTCTTAATTTGACTTATTGCTATACTAAATAATAGTATAGTTCCTGGCCAATGTGCTGAATATTGCGCTTCTGCAGTCATTCCAATTAATCCTAATCCTATTGAATATACCATACATGTAAAAGCAACACCAATTGGATACCACTTTAATATTTGATTTTTTATTTTCATTTTTTTATTTATTTTATTTTCATATGCCATTGGGGACGGTAATCCGGAGTAATGGCAATGTTTTTCTTTTTGTCTTTTAAAGGTTGACATCCAAACCCATTCTTTTTTCATCATTTTATATTGATTCTGATAGTTCTAAAAACTTATTATTCATTGATCTTGATATTTGAGTAAGGTTACTAGTGTCTATAAATTCTGCATTCTTTCCATACATATCTTTAAAATATTTTCCAGCCCAGCCATTCTCTGCTTTGCCATCAATAAAATATGATAAAACATTAATACCTAACTCTTTCATTTCATTAACAACTTTCTTTGTAAATTTAACTCCATTATAGCTATAAGCGGTACCGGTTACTGAACTTGGTGCTCCGTCTGAGTAGTTAATGAATATACATTCATCTCCTTTAGCATCTGATTTAATATATGGTAATATACTTTTAAAAGATAAGCCTTCTGGAGTACATCCATAACATCTAAGATATGGAAAATATTTTTTAATCTTAGATATTTTATCCGTTGCACTGTCATATGCGTATACTGTAACTGTCTTTTCAACATTTCCAGACATATTACTTGTTCCTCGTAATGATATTTGAACTCGGATGCCGGTTGTCATCGATGCTGCTTGTGCAATTGCTATAGCAGATTTAATAGCATTTCGAAATCTTTTGCCAGACATAGACCCAGATGCATCAATTGAAATATGTATAAAGAAATTCTTATATCGATCTGTTACAATTCTATGAAATACATTTGCATTCTGGAATCCTAATTGGGATATCAATCTTCTATCAATTTTACCAGTATTTAGTCTAGTTGATTTTAATGATCTTTCTTCATTTCGTAGTTGTAACTTTTTACCTAATTGCTTACCTAATATAATGCCTTCGATTACTCCTTTTCCAGGACCATACCATGTGGAAGTATTTTCTCGTCCTTTTTTCAAGTTATAAGAATCAAATATTGAATCCATATGACACATAACTGCATATGTCATTTTCTTTATAACAATACAATCAACATTAAATATATTTGCTCCTAAACTACCAGTCGTAACTGGATTATTTTCTGTGCCTGATTCCTTTAAACTTCTAATAATTGCATTATCTTTTTTTGATAATTTGCCAACTTTCTTAGAATTTCCATTTACAAAATCTCGTTGTTTTTGAGTTTCTTTATCTAATCGTTTCTTTTCATTGTCAGATAATTCATAAGAATAGTCTGGTTGTTTTTTATCAGATTTGTTTTCTTTTGTTTTAGTATTCTTTGCATCCGACTGAATAGATTTAGTAACTAATTTATATACTTCAATTGCAATATTTAATGCATCTTCCGATGTAGTAAGTCTTTTAATATTTTTTAGATCAATTAGTTTCCATATAGTTGGTAACTCTTTTAATACATTTAATTGCCTATTTGGATTTGTTAAATTAATAATCCTAAACATATAGGAGTCCCAATCCTCATCTGTCTTTTCTTTTGACTTCAACGCTTTATCAACAATATTGGAATTGAAATATTTAGCATACATTGATTCGTAGTATCTTCTATATCCAGGCGCATTAGTATATACATGATAATCAATTCTTCTATCTTCTACCCAATTGAATAAATCTTTTACATGAAACATATCAGATGTAGACATATTCATATCTGGATCTCCACCTCGTAGAGCTATATGCTGATGAAATTTACTTCCTATACAAATTCTATCTAATAAATTAAAATTAGTAAATGCAATATGGGATCCTTCGTGTAATGCTAATCCTACAGTTGCATCAAAATTCTTATCTTCAATTTTAGAGCCAATAGTAACTGACTCTCCATCTGTATAGCTTTCATCATTGTTTTGAAAATTTACTGGTATTTGTTTACCCGTTACAATATTAACAAAATTTCCTATAGCTCTCTGAGCAGATGCTAACTTTGTATAGTCAATTTGTTTTTTATTATTAACTGTATATGTAAAATCGGTGTCAATATCATCAAACCAGAAGCTAGAAGCTGACTCTTCGTATTGCTTAACTGGATTTGCTATTTCCTTTCGTATTCTTATCTTTTTCATATATCTCTTTTTTATATAATAAGAAAATCATTTCATATATCCAAGAAAAAAGTTGGGTTCTTTGAAGATTATTTATTTATTTTTAATTTTCTACTACTTCTTGGTCTTGTAAATTGAAGATGTCTTCATTTGCAGTTCCTAAATGTTTCTGAATAACTTGTTTTACAAATAACCTTTCGGAATCGCCGCCGCCAGCTGCATCAAAGAACGGAAGTATACCCACTTCGGATGCTTCTTCTAATGTAAAGCCATCTGCCAATAATTCACATATTCTAACTGTCATACGTGTTGATATCATAGTGCTAAGTTTGCCTTCTTCTGATTTCCATTCTGTTCTAGTTACGTCTGCAATATCAGCGACTGATTCTAATAGAGTATCTTCAACTCTATCTCCAAATCGTTTACTTAATAATGAATGTTCTCTTTCTTTAGATAATATATCTACTTCAATTACTTCAAATCTATCCATTAATGCTCTATCCAATACTCTCGTAGAGGTATATTCCGTACCAATATTTGCTGTTGCGATAAACGATACACCTTTAGCTACTTCTACTAATGGGGCATCTATATTCTCATCTAACCTCAAATATCGCTGGCCTTCATCTAATACAGTCATTAATATATTCCATGCTTCAGGATGCGCTCTAGACAGCTCATCTAAAAGGATTACAGCACTTTCTGTCTTAATAGCCTTAATGAATGCCGATTCATCAAACAGCGTCTCGTTGTTCTTAAAATGCGTATTACCAATTAATGTTGATCTAGGATCTTGAGTAGCTCCTAAGTTAAAATAAAAAAATGGTCTATTAGTTGCTATAGGTAATGCTTTTGCTGCTTCTGTCTTACCAGAGCCGGCTGGTCCAACCATCATAATATTTTTACCTCTAACTGCAGATCTGATTAGATATTTCCATTTAATATCTGTTATTTCCAAATGATCAGGCTTAATTGAAGGAGCATTGTTAATAAATGCTAATACAGGATCTGTATTTTCAATTAATTCTTTTTCTACTTTTTTAGGAGTTGGGGTAGGCAGCTGATCAGCGTTAATTCTTTTGCCTCTTTTACTAGTTGGATTAAATTTTAAGGCTTCGCCATTCTGATATGCAATTTTAATCATATCCTCTCTAAAAAGATGAGTAATATCATCGCCTTCATTACTAATGACTTTTATGTATTCACCATCTTCTGTGGTAATGGATCCAAATATCTCTTTTTCTTTCATATCTTATTTTTTCTATATAATAAGAAATAAAGATATAAAATCCAACCTTTAATTTGGTAAATTTGGTAATCGTTTTCCTACGGATTTCCAGCATATTACTTCAAAGAAAGCATCAACATATTTTGCTCTGTCGTTTTTATACTTAAGATAATATGAATGTTCCCATAAATCTATTCCCATAAGTATCTGACCTGGCTCATTTATTACATCCATATATGGATTATCTTGATTAGCTGTATTAACTATACGTAATTGTCCTTTGTCATATAACAGCCAGGTCCAACCAGATCCAAAATTACTTGTTGCTTTATCTTTAAATTCAGATTTGAAGTTGTCTAATGATTTATATTGATCTTTTATTAAATTGTCAATCTCACTACCTTCTTCTATTTTACCTTTATCATCTGGATTAAGTTGATTAAACCAAATACTATGATTATAAAATCCACCGCCATTATTTCTAATGGTATCACTATATTGAGTTACTCCAGATAAGATAACCTTTGCTGCTAACATCTGTCCTTCTTTATATTCTACAGGTATATTCTCTTCTTTGATAGCTTTATTCAATTTATCAATATATCCTTTGTAATGCTTATCATAATGCAGTTCCATTGTCTCTGCATCAAATGCTGGCTCATAATCTTTAAATTTCCAATCCAACTTTACTGGAACAAATTCTTTTTGAGTTGTTTCTTCTGTTAATATATTTTTAAGTTTAATCATAATTAATCTTTTGATATTTCATGAAAAGCTTTTTGATATGCGTCTACCTTAGCCATCTTAGGATGTTCATTCATGATTGTTTCTGCGTATCCCATTACTTCTTTTTGTATATGCAATGAGTGGGATTTAAATAATATTTCTTCTAATATATCTGAATTTGTCATAATATTATATTTTTACCACTTTTTACAAGACCAATATCCTGCAGTGGTTCTATCTTTTTTTTGATCGCATTTATGTCTAGCTCTGAAACTTTTTCTAGCTTTAGGATTTGATTTTCTTATTCTCATAGTTTTTTGTCCTGCTTTCTTTGCAGAGGTTCCACCATGACCAAAATTAACCTTAATTACATTACCTTTTTTGTTTTTAACATATACTTTAAATTTTTTAACATCGCCTCTAGTAGGTTTGCCTAACTTAACTTTTCTGCCTTTATATTCTGCTTCATTTATTCCAGATTCACTTAATGTAATATATTCATTCAACGAATCATGTTTCTTAATGTATTCAGCTAAACATTGAGGACAATAATCTTCAGTTACTTCTACGTGTATACATTTGTCTTTACCATCTTCAGTGCCACCATATCGGTATCCTTTCCAACATTCCTTGCCGTCAATACCTTTTATTTTTTCGTCCATAAATTTAGTTCTTTTGCTTTGAGTATCCACTTGGATTTAATCAATTCTATATCACTTTCTAATAAATATGTTTCATCTAGATATTCATACATTTTTCTAGAAAATGATTTGCGTTCTTTTTTTGCTTGAGTATGTAATCCATGGAGCATTGCTGGAATCTCTTTATCTAACAAATGATATTCGCTTGTAGTGGCAGTTTCTCGTAATAATTGATCATCTGGTAAATATTTACCTGGTAGGGTGTTTAATCCGCTTTGAGTAATATGTTCGATTTCATGTCTTAATGTATTAGCTAAACGTAACGAAATATAATTTAAATGTTGGATGTTTCCATTAGTTCCTATAGAAATTTCTATATAAGGTATTTGATTACTAAGTGGTTCTGTAGGATTATAAGCGTCCCCGGTGACATAAAGATTATTTGTATATTTTGTTTGTAATCCTAAATAAAAATGTAATGGAATGTCTTTATTAATAATCTCTTTAAATGATATTACTTCGTAGCTTAAACGTTTATGTTTAGATACTTTAATATCAGCTAGAAGTAATCGAGATAATTGTGTTACTAAATTTCTATATTTGCCTGATATTTCTATAGTTTCATGCATTTAATATAAATATTATTCTAATAAATTATAATTCCAATATTTATCTTTGTCTTTATTATATGGATTTCCAGCTTGCATATAGTAACAGTTTAAGCATAATAGTTGTATATTTTCAATTCGATGATTTGTTGAATCCCCATCTTTAAAATCTAATAATAATGGAGTAGTGTCATCTGTTATTCTTCTTTCTTCATATCCACAACTATTACATTTTTCTGGAAGTATTCCAAGTGCTAATATTCTATTTCGCAATTTCCAAACAGGATAATTAGGATATTCGCCTTGCAATAATTTATCAATTGAATATGGTCCTGCAGTAGCTTGAACAATATCTTTACGTATACCTTTTCCGGGTTGATTTCGATGAAGCTCCCATAATGTTTTATTTGATTCTGAATCTATAAATTGTTTTGAATATTTCTTATATGTAGTAAAAGACACTTTTAAAAATCTAGCTGCTTCTGAATTAGATTTTGTGTTCTCCATTGCATACCGAATTTCTGACTCAGATAAGTTTAAAGCAGATCTGCCACGTCCATAAACATATTTATAATCTATACCCACAAAATCTTTTCTTTTAATAACATTTGATATGCTTCCTTAGGTAATATCTTTAAAGAATATACTTCTTTTAGTCTGTCTTTATGAGTAATAGGAGCAATCATATCCATAAAAGATCTATCTGGATATCCAGTTATATTTTTAATTGTGTCTAACCAATCTATATAATTTCCATATTTTCTATCAAATTTCTGCTGATCAGTTTGGTTTTCCCAATATTCTATTTGATCTTTTAGTGGCCAAAGATCTAATGGAACGTCTTTATCTTTTCGTCGACCTGGTAGCTGTTCTTTATGTTTATTTCTTCGTTCATTCTTCTTAATAAATCTATCCATGATATCCATAGATCTATCTTTTGGAGAAGTTCCAATTGTTGATTTTTTACTCATTTTTTGTATTTTTCTTGTATTAAAACTAATCGTCTCCAAGCATTTTCTGCTCGATAAACATATTTTTTAAATTTATTAATATCTTTTTTTTGTTTTTGTTCTTCTGCATATCGTAAATTCCTATGATATGCAGCATGATGTAATCCCATGCGTATGTTATCTAAAAGTTTCATTTTTCTATTTTTGCTAATATTCCGTTATTTTCTAATTCTTTTAATATAGTAGTACAGTGATCCTTTGTGTTTGTATATACTTGACATTTTTTATTATGATGTATTATATTAGTACATTGAGTGGCCTGATATAGATTATGTCCACAAATTTCTTGCAAACAGGTTTGTACATGTTGAAATGAATTAGTAGAATCATTCATAACTATTATTTTATATTTTTTCGATTTTCTTTTTGGCATCTATTATAACTTGACACTGTTCATATAACTGTTCTTTTTCTAACCATACTAATATACCATCAAAAAATTTAATTTTATCTTGCAATTTCCAATGATCTGGCCAATCAATTTTGTTGGCTGAAATTTCGTCAACTGCAGATATCATTAATTTAGTAATGTAATTATTACCACTCATATAAATATTATAATAATTTTTTGGGAAAGATACAACCTATTATAGGTTTCTTAAAAAGCGAGTGCTTTCTTGTTTTCTTCTTGTAATTAATCCAGAATATCCAGATTTAAGATTATATGTTAAAATATCTTTTGCAGCCTGTTTATATTTTTTTTGTTTAACTGATTGTATAAATTCTGATTCAAGCATTGCACCGCAACCTGTATTAAATACTAATGATACTAAAACATCAAACATATTTTGAGTTATTGGAATATCCAATCCTTGCTCTTTATCCCACCTCACAAATAATCTACGAACACAATCTGCAGCCTCAGTTAAATCTTTATACATGAATTGTAATGCTTTTTGTTTTGTGATAGTCATATTAGGTGTTACTCCTGCGGTATGACCATATCCTATTGTCCATGGATCTTTTTTGTTTTTATATGATGTCAATACAGGCTCTCCTTTTCTTTTTGGATCGCCTTCTTCGTATTTAATAAAGTCAAATAACCATTGACTTCCACGTAAATTGTTGCCAACTTTAAAATTATTCAATTCTTCGGTTAATATATTTTTAAGTTTTATCATTAAAATAGTCTAACTGTATCTACGTTTACTAGGTTTTTTTAATATTGGCTTGAAATTCTTGTCTTGAAAATCTCCTTCAAGTCTTTTGAGA